GTTTTGGATAGTATTGGACACTATGCTCCTCGGACGTCAGTGTTTGCTACCACCATGCGCGCTATATTTGGTCCATCCATCCTCACTGAGAAATGGGTGGGAAGTGTTAACTCACACTAGGATTGCCTGTACGCCACCCGAGGATTCACGGCCACACCTTCATCTGTAATAGTTGAGGATGACCGTGAGTTTCTGGCCATCGAGGTGCGTTCAGGCTCCTTAAAGAGTCGGAGGATGTACAGGGTGGGTGGTTTTGGTGGAGGGATTAGGTATGGGGTGCATGACGACAATGCCACTAACCTCCACAGAGCACTTGCTGAGCGCGTCTTCCGTATAAATGACGGGGGGGTTTGGGTTCCCCCACCGTCGCCACTTCCCGGAGTGTTTGATAGAGAGCTGGGTCTGTTTCGCACCCGCTTGTCAGCTGTGATTGATGTTTGCCCCCCGCTCAGCGTCGACGAGTTCGTCGCTTCGTATACGGGGCCCAAGCAGAGGTTATACCGTCAAGCAGCAGATTCATTGCAGATGGTCGGCATGTCACCACGTGACGCTGTCATCAAACCCTTCGTAAAAGCTGAGAAGGTCAAGATCTTTGATCTTGGCCGGGCGTTTGACCCTTGCCCGCGTGTTATACAGGCTCGTAGCCCGCGGTTCAACATCTCAGTGGGAGTGTATTTGAAGCATACAGAGAAGAAGATTATGGCTGGGATAGACCAGGTCTTCGGATCAACGGTGTGCATGAAAGGTCTGAATTCAGAGGGCGTTGGGGCGGCCCTCCGGGACTGTTGGGATGACTTTGTTGATCCTGTTGCTGTGCCTATGGATATGCATCGCATGGATCAGCATGTGTCCAGGGCAGCACTTGAATACGAGCATACGATCCAGCAGTTACCCTACCGCGGTCGTGACCGTCGGAGGTTGGGAAATTTGCTTCGGATGCAGTTGGTAAATTCGGGTGTGGCCAGGACAGATGGTGGGCTTGTCAAGTATCGCGTTCAGGGGCGTCGTATGTCTGGGGATATGAATACTTCCTCTGGCAATATTATCCTGATGACCGCAATAGCTTGGCAGTTCATGGAGAAGTCCCCATTC